AATTGACAATGATATTTATGCTATTACAGAAATGGAGGAACTAGAAAATAATAACAAGGAAGGGAAAACGGAGTCCAAAATAGATAAGATCAAGATTACCTTGTACTCTTATAAATTAGGGATAGGCGAACTAACACAATATGTCAATGCTATTACAGATAAATATTTGAGGTCAATAAAAAATAGTAGGAAAAATATAAAATATATTTATACATTGAACAAGACAAAGTTTGAAGATTGTAAATATGAATGTTGGAATGAATGTAAATTTGAAAGTGTAAAGACATTTGATAATACATTTTTTGATGGAAAAGAATATTTACTGAAGAGTTTGAATTTTTTCTTGAAGAACAAGGACTGGTATTATGAGAAAGGCAGGCCTTACACACTTGGAATTGCACTACACGGTCCACCAGGAACTGGTAAAACATCAATTATAAAAGCGATTGCAAATAAAACGAAACGTCATATTATTAATTTATCTATGAAAATAATCAAAACTCGCCGCCAATTAAATGAGTTTTTCTTTGAGTCCACATATAATAGAAACAATGATAATGGGTCTATAAATTTTGACAATAAAATCATTGTGATTGAAGACATTGATTGTATTGGAGATATTATATTGGATCGCAGTAAAAAGCAGAAAAAAGGAGATCTCAATATATCTAGTCGTGGTAATATTAAATTCGGCGATATTTTACAATCTATTGTAGAAGTGAACGATTCCTCAAGTGGGGTTACTACAAAACCTTTTACTACATTAGCAGAAGAAGACAATATTACATTGGATGACATATTGAATTTATGGGATGGGATCAATGAAACTTCTGGGCGCATATTAATTATTAGTTCCAACCACTATGATCAACTGGATCCAGCATTAGTCCGTCCTGGGAGAATTGATATTCCACTTGAACTCGGAAATGCAAGTCATAAAACTATTTCACAAATTTATAAACATTATTATGACAGTGAAATTTCTTCAAAGGCTCTGAAAAATGTGAAAGAATATAAATATTCGCCTGCTGCTATTGTGAATTTAAGTTTTACTTGTAAATCAGAAGAAGAATTTTTGAAAGCCCTTTCAAAACTCAAATAAAATTATTTATATCAATTCCGTTCATCTGCATTAATTGATTCATTCCTTCAAACTCTTGCATCATCAATTTTATTTCTGGTTTTGATAAATATGCCCATGCTTTATGTAGACCAAACGTTTTTTCTGTGAAACAAGTTTCTATTGAAAACATACGTGCTTTTTTATTATCAGGTTTATTAAATATTTTGAACGAAAAAAAAATGTCTTCACTTTCTCCATTCCATTTATAGTTTCTAATACAATTCAATGCAACAGATTTTTTACGGAGAGAAAGCCCGCCATTACCGACATCTCCCCATTGCCACCAAGGAGCGCCGACATAGTCGTAATCCAAGAATTGATTGATCAGATCTTTATTTTTTTCGCATATCATTGTGTCTGTTTGAAATACTAAGAAGGTTTCGGTTGGTATGTTTTTATAAAAGGCTTCTGATAAAAATAATTCTGTATATTGGTTAATATTTAAGTTATCAACAAACAAATTGATTTTTGCAATACGATTTTTGTATTTTTGCAAATCTGTTGAAATAATATTATCAATATATTTTCCATTTTTTGAACCATGCATAATAATAATAAGCCAATCATCTGATAAGTTTTTCAAAAAATTGTTAAGAACAAATGATAGTGCAGGATGTTCACGAGGTTCCACAATAACTGCAGTATATAATCTCATAATAATAATAATATATTATCTTTTTATTATTATTTTTGTACTATTTGACTATTATTTTTGGATTTGTACTTCTTTCGCAACATTAGTAATAATTTTCCCATAATACTTTTCGTCTTCTTCTTCATTTATTCCACCAGTACATTTATTCACAATGGTCATATATTGTTCATTTTTCTTGTTTCTAGCATCTTTAGCTTCTGGATTTTCTTTTAACCATTGATGGATCTGTTTGAAATTCTTATCGGCAATATGACGAATAGCCAATGTTGTTTTCTTCTTGTCTTCATCCTTTTCCCATACATCCTTGTCTTTTACATAAATGACTTCCCTCTTCAAATCACTGCAATGAATTGGACGTTTATGCACATCCAATTCTTTTAAATTTCTTAAAAAGATATCACTAACACCTTTCACATAACCAACCTTTCCTGTGTTTTCCAAGTCTGATAGTTGCACGTTGAGAGAACCAATAAAATCCATAATATCTAAGGCATCCTTACATTGTTCATTCAAAAAGAAGTTCAAGTTGAAGTTCTGATTGTTATTAACAGTATTATTGATATTATTGGTAGTACATATATTATCCTTCTTTACAAGTTCCATTATTTGCTCTTTGAATTCTTGATTTTGTTTAAGTAATTGAAGTATCAATTCCTTATCTGTAATTTCATCCTTTTCGGCATTTTTCGGCATTTTTGGCATTTTTTCAGGAGATATACATTTCTTCTTATGTTTCCATAAACCAGACCTACTTGTGTATGTTAGTTTACAATGACACATATATTTACCTAGCGGCATTTTTTCGTTTCCAAGTGTATCCATTTGTTTACTATCAAGGCGTTTTTGGTGTTTTGGTGTCAATAAATGTTTTTTATAATTACTATGCTTACTACATTCAAAGTCACAAATTTCACATTGATATAAAATGGCATTTTTTTCTGCTTTTGCGTTCGCCATTTGTATACTATGTGTAGACAAAAAATGCCTAAACCGTTTTTGTCCAAAATATATAAAAAATAATACGCTCACAGTTTTTTCAGCAAAAAATCGGATTTAAGAGCATTCTGGTCACAACTCATTTTTTTACAATTTTTTTCCAAAAGTCAATTTGGCTTTTGAAAAATGGACAAAAAAAATGTCCAAAATTGAAAAGACGAAATGGACTTTCAAAATTTTTAAAAAAGTGCATTATGACTGAAAACAAACATTTTTTACAATATTTAAAAAACTTATCTTGAACTTTGGGATAAGTTTTTTAATTGATTATGAAACAACAAATAGTGCATTTTTTTAAGTGAAATGTTTATTTATCCAAGTAGAAACGATTTTTCAATATATTGTAGAACAAATACAAAAGCACAATTATTTCCAAAATAATAACAACAGGAATATTATTAATATTGCCCATAATATAGTTATTTGCCTTTTGTTTGGATTGATCATTTCGTTCTTTCCAGCGAATAGCAAGAACGCAAATGCAAATAGAAATCAAAATAACAAATAGAGAGAAATTGGTGAAAACAGACAATATCACTTCATTATTAAATAATGCAAATAAAATGGATATAATCATTGTTACAAGAATTGCATTTGTTGGAGATTTATTTGAACTCAATTTTGTCCAAAAATCGGAAAACATTATTTTCTTTTCTTTACCGCAACCATACATAAAACGAGATGCAGTTAATGATGATAAGAATCCAGTGTTAAACATAATAATAAATCCAAAAATATAAGCAATAAAACCAACAACAGGATTATATAATATTTCATACATTTTGGTCAAAGGAGAGAAAGTATTTACTGTTTTACTGAAACCGAGAACACATAAACACGAAATAATAATAAAAATGTAAATGACAGATGTTAAACCGAGTGTAGCATATAGACCAGTTTCAGTATCTTTTTCGTTGATGACTTCTCCACTGATTTTTACAATAGAGTCGTAACCATTAAATAAGAAAAACGCAATGATTGTAGATAATACAATAGAATCCCACTTTACTTTAGGTCCAGAGGTGATTTTCTTCAAGTCAAAAAAACGTAAGCTAGAGAAAATAAGACCAAATAAAAACACTAATAACCCAATTGCAATTACATTCCCAACTAACTTGGATGTTTCAATTCCAGAATAGTTAATAAATGACATCAATAATATCATAATAATACTCAACCCAACCTGACAATAATAATTATTTAAGAATGAGAAAAATTTGAGGGAGCCAATATACTTTGATAATGCAATTAGAATAGTTATACAAGAGAAAACAGTAAATAAATAAATGGTGTAAATAAGAGTTTGTCCATAGGTCTCACCGAATGTATCTTTAATAGCCAAATATTCAGTAATAGGCGATTTATAACGAATGTAAATTTCTAAATAACATAACCCCATAATGATGGATATCAATGTAACCACAATGAAAATTGGAAGTGTGAATTTACCTCCGTATAACAAGGTTTTGGTTAAAATTACAAAAATACCTGCACCAGTAACATTTCCTAGACCAAAGAAAATCAAATCCATTAATGTTAATGATTTCTTGAGACCACTACTACCTTCGGTTTTTTCGTCTCCACTATTAGTTGCTTCTTTTTTGGATGAATCCGAACTATCTTCGGATTTTTTAGGCTTAGATTCAGATTCAGATTTAGGTTTAGATTTAGATTTTTCAGAGTCTTCTTTTGTTATTTCTTTTTGTAACTTTTGATAATCTGAGCCTGTAAGAGTAATGGAATTTTTATCAAAAGTATATTCATTTTGTTTTGCATTTTCGGCTTCAGTATCTTTCATTTATAATTATACATTATAACAATAATATATTTGTAAAACAATTAGAAAAATAATAATAATAATATGAAAGATAATGCGGATACTGACTTCTAAATTACTTCACTATGTTTTGTTAACAACAAAAAAAATTGGAATAGACGAATCACATGGAATAATGCACAGTATGAATACTGTAAATAATGCAGAACAAATTTATCAGAGTGAACTTATAAAAACCCCAAAATTAGTAAAAGATCATAACATAATTTTGGCAGCGGCTACGTTGCACGATATGGCTGATGATAAATATACAAATCAAACCCAAGGAGCAATAGATATTGTAAATTATTTGAAAAAAGAGACGGATATGACATTTGAGGAAATAGACGCAACTCAAAATATTATTCAAACAATGTCTTATTCAAAAGTCAAGAAACAAGGTTACCCAAATTTAGGTAGATACCAACAAGCATATCATATTGTGAGAGAAGCGGATTTATTAGGCGCATACGATTTTAATAGAGCAATGATTTATGATATGACCAAAAATAATTGCACAGGAGAAAAGGCATTTGAAAACTCATATAAGCTCTTCATTAAAAGAGTATTTCAATATTGCAATGATGATCTTTTTGTTCACGATTATGCAAAAAAAGAAGCATATTTTTTACATAGTCAAGCTATGAAACAAATTGAAAATTGGCGAAATATACTGGGTTATGATTGATATTGCATTACAAACTCTTAATTTTTTCTCGCACTATAATAAGGGGTTCTGCTAGTTCAGGTTCTTTCCCTTTCTTATAATGCATTAATTTAGCCTTCTTTGTCTCCCTAAGAAGTGCTTTCAAATCTGCGTTTTGACTAAATTTTGCATATAATGCTTCATTCATAGTTCGTTCTTTATACTTTTTATATTCGGGATCTTTATGAACTCCTGATGGACGAATAAGTTCACCTTTCAGCTTCCCCTTGGTGCTACTGGCAGCTTTGGCTTTTTCAGGGTCTTTACTCAAATCAGTCCCAGATTCTTCAGCAAATGATAGGTAGAATTCAGGAGTGCCTTTGAATTTTGCTGCTTGGTAATAATGTTCAACACTATTCCATTTATGACCGTCCATTATAAAAGGCTGAATCCACATATTATCCAATTTACGACGCCAATTAGGTATTGCCGCTAACTGAGAGAATTCTTTCACCATATCAACTGAAATTTTCTCTCCAGATCCCTTTCCAGGAAGTCTTCTTGGATCAGAAGTATCTGAAAATACAAAGACAACATCATCTTCATATAGACCTCTGATTTTTGCATCAGATAACTCATCAAAATGTGGAACATCTTGTAACCCGCTTTTTAATTGGTCTTTAAACCTAATAAAATCTGGAATAAGAGAGAAAAGGCCAGAATTTTTCTCCATACATTTATCAACAATCATCTTTTTGATATCATATGGAATCTCCTTGAATTTAAAGATCTGTTTTTTCTTATAACCAATGAGTTTATAGTGATCACCAGTGTATTCAAGAATAATGTAATATTCTGGTTTAAACTCTCCAATGCTTTCAATAATTGCATCATTTGACTGACCACAGTTCAATACATTTCCTAGGTCACCTGCACTAAACGACTGGTGTGACATCAATATGAATTTAACATTTAAAACTCTTTCAAGAGTGGAAATTGCCCAAGTTTCTGCCCAAAATTCACAAGTTCTTATTTTATCCTTGAATTTTTGAATAGAATCAATGTCTTTCATAAACTTATATTCTTGAGAAATTTGATAAGTAGTTCTTTTTTCATTGATTACACGATCTCTATCTTCTCTGAGTTTTTTAGATATTTCCACATATTGTTTCTTTTCATTGCGATCTAATGTGCTATCATACAAAGCCCTGTATTTTGAATATTCCGCTTCTAACTGTTTAATTGTTTCAGTGTCTTTCAAAAGAGACTGTTTTGCATTATCATAAATCTCTTTGTATCCGTTATAAACATCAAGAGTTACTTCTTGTGAAAGCTTTTTGCGTAGTTTATCAACAGACGTTTGTTGTCCTATTTGAGAGAAAGCATCCCGAATAGTGGCAAATAAACAATCTCCACCACCTTCATTATCAAGAATGTAATAATTTGGATTTTCCATAAATGTTTGAAACCAGTTTTCACCTGCTGATTTTTTATATGAAGATTTAATCTTATTTGCTGCTTGTCTTGTTTCTTCTTGCAACATTGCAGGAATTGGAACGCCCTTGACCAAATTAAATATATCCTTTCTAACCTCTGGAATGCGATCTAATTCAAGTCCTTCTTCGGCTTCGGCTTCTTCAACTGGATTAAATTCTTCGTGTTCGGCTTCGGTCTCTGCTTTAGCAAAAGCTTCGCCTTCTAATTCAGAATCTGGAACAAGTCTTAAGTTTTCTAACATAGATTTTGTAACAAAAACATAAATAAGTGGGTCTTCCATTTTTTCCACCTCAAGATTCCCTTCGTCATCCAAATAGTTCATCAAATCAGAAGATTTGATTTCATATATGCCAATTTGCATAACTTTATTGTTAGATTTGACTAAATAAATCGGGAAGAAGGTCACATTTTTGTCTTCAAAATCTTGTCTTGCATTTCCAACCGCGGCAATAATATTCACTCCATTTGCTTGTATCTCATATAAACTCGCTTCTTTACTCAAATCATCTGGATTTACTTTTTTTGTTTCAACATAACTAATACTTTTGTTTATTTTGGATAACACCATAATATAATCTATGAATATATTTTATATTGTAATTATTGTAATTTAATTAAAATATAAATCAACAATTTAACAAAATACACTTTTTACCAAATAACATACTTCTTGAAAAATTTGTCTGATTTTAACTCATCCAAATAATACCATAATTGTTTCCTTTTCATCACATCTACTATATGTTTTGGATTGTTTTCGTGAATCATTATATTTTCAATAAGATCGTGCTTTTTCATCTTATTTAACTTTATACCTTTATTGAGCCCATAATATTCACATATTAATATAAGCTGTTTGCTAGTATAATTCATATCATAGTTGGAAATTTCTGCGTAAAGTTCGGACTGATCCATTACTTGATTGCTGGTCTTTTTTTGTGTCATTTTTTCAAATTCTTGTAAAAAATTTGCAATATCTACGTTGATGTTGTATTCTTCTGTAGGTAATTTATCTGTTTCATCTTCGTTGTTTTTGAAGGTAATATTTTCGCAAGTTTGACTGATTCCTTCATCATTTGTTTTATGAATGTTAATTTTAAATCCTAATTTGTCGTTTTGATTCATTCCTATTTATAGTACACGAAGTTGTATTTAAATTTATTATTTTTATTATATATTACCCGCCTATCAACTTTTGGAAAAGTTGAGCAAAACCCAATCCACCTTTCCACACATTTTGCCCAACTTTTTCCAAAAGTTGGTTAGAGTTCCAAAAGATCCATAAATTTGAAAATGGACTTGCTAGTCAAACTTGGCCAGGTCTTCGCCTTACAAGAAGCCAATTCTTGAATAATTTCTTTCAATATCTTTCCATCAATTTCTTCATCACATTTTTCTACAATGTCTTTGTTGTAAAGAATACACAAATTCTCAACAATTTCATCTACTTCACTTTTTTTATTGTCCATTTTAATGAACTGGTATGCCTGATTCATAAGTTGGACTATTAAATCAGTCAACTTTTCTTGACTAACAATGTCTTTTGCTGCCAAATTTACAAAGAATGCACTGAGCGATTTTCTACGTTCATTATTGGAATTCACCTTACAGAACCTGTCATAGTCTTCATCAGCATTTGCACTTTCAATATTAGTAAAGAGTTCCAAAAAGGTTCCCAAACTCTTTTCAAATATAGTACACATCGTTTCATATTTTTTTATCAAATCCGAAAACAAATCCGCATATAACTTGGAATAAAACCTGTTGTTAGATGCAATATCAAAGATCTGATTACAAACCTTCAATATATCTTCCTGTGAAGATTCACACATAATAGAATCCAATATTTCAAATATGTTCTGACATTTTTCAGAATAGTTCATATCCGTCATCTTATTAAGTGCTGAACGGATCAAATCAATCTGGGCATCAATACCGACCTTCTGTTCAATTTTGGTAGTATGAAAAGTCCGAATAGTCTCCCAGTCTTCATCATTTACTATTTCTTGTGCACCATTTCCACGGCGTCCTTTCTTTTTCTGATTTAGACCTTTGAATAAATCTTGAGAACCAGAACCAGAACCAGAACCAGAACCAGAACTGGAAGAAGGTGTCTTGCACATATTATCTCTCTTTGCAAAGATAGGAGTTCTAATATAAGTAGGAGAACCAACTTGAAGCGCTAACTCTGAAATAATTGCTAGAGTTGCCTCTGGTAATACAATATCAAAACCATTGAACGTAATATCAGTGAAGTTCTGAATTGAATACTTTAATTGTCTTGCTACTTGCGCCATTCTCTTAACTTATACTTATAATATCCTAAAATACATTTATATCAATTTTTTTAAATAATCTTATAATAATAATTACACCCTAAATAGACTTAAACATATAATATAATATAGTAGTATAATATGTCTACTGAAAGAGTGCCTGATAATAACGCAATTAACACAATTGAAGAGGATACAAATGAATACTCTTCACACGAAATTAACTCGTGGGATGAATTAAATGTTAGCAATGAAATATTAAGAGGAATTTTTGCCAGCGGGTTTGATAAACCTAGTCCTATTCAGAGAAGAGCTATTAAGCCATTGATGGATGGAAAGGACATTATTGGTCAAGCACAATCAGGCACTGGTAAAACCGCAACTTTTACCATTGGCGCATTAACCCACGTAAAAGTGGAAGACAATACAACTCAGGTTCTTGTATTATCACCTACAAGAGAGCTAAGCATTCAAACAGCGACTGTTATGAAAATGGTTGGTGTAATGATGACTGGTCTAAGAGTCCAGACACTTGTTGGTGGTTCTTCTATTGATGAAGATGCTAGTAATTTGAAAAACAATGTTCCACACGTTATTGCAGGTTGTCCTGGACGCGTATATGATATGATGCGTCGCAATCACATTGTTTCAAAAAACATCAAGTTGATTATTATGGACGAGGCAGATGAAATGTTATCTACAGGTTTCAAGGAGCAAGTTTACAATATTTTACAGAATTTGAAGAATGATGTACAAGTCGCACTCTTTAGTGCTACCTTGCCAGATTATATTCATCCCATTACTAGTAAATTTATGCGGAATCCTGTGAAGATTTATGTCAAGGCTGAACAGCTTACATTGGAGGGAATTAGCCAGTATTATGTGGCAGTAGAAGATGATATGCAGAAGTATGATACTTTGAAAGATTTGTATTCATTTTTCTCTGTATCTCAATGCATTATTTATGCAAATAGTGTTAAGCGAGTATCTGATTTGTATGATGCTATGATCGAAGATGGATTTCCAGTTTGTAGGATCCATAGTAATATGGAGAAGAAGGATCGTGACCAAGCATTCGTGGATTTCAAGACAGGACGTTATCGCGTTTTGATTTCATCTAACGTAACATCACGCGGGATTGATATTCAGCAAGTGAGCGTTGTTATAAATTTTGATATACCGAAGTGTGTTCATAATTATTTACACAGAATTGGACGCAGCGGACGTTGGGGTCGTAAGGGTGTTGGAATCAATTTGGTGACAAGACGTGATATGAGCAAGTTGAGGGAGATTGAACAACATTATTCTACTCAAATTAATGAGATGCCTGCTGCGCTCAATGCATTGATTGTTTAAAAATTCACAAAGAAACCAAAAAATCAAAGAAAAAAAACAATAGATTCGTAATAATAACATAATATATTATCTAATTTTGATATAATGTCAACTACACCAAAAGCTCAGACAAAAGCTCAGACAAAAACTCAGAGCCAGACACAAAGTATATCAAAATTAGAGTCTATAAATGATCATTTCAAATTACCGATTTATTACAATACTAATAAAATGGAATTAAAAAAGGAGATTAGGGATGATTTAGAACTTGTTCAAACAATTGATCCTTCTGGTATGCCAATGATGGAATATGCTTTTCAACCAAAGACCATATTAGGTAAGAAGGTGTTAGATCAATTCGCCAATAATTATACAACAGACGTGGAACATTTGAAAGATAGTCAAAAATTGTTAAAAACTTATAAAGACGATTTGGAAACAGTGGATGTTTTCTCTCCTGATTACAAAAATATTATGGAAATATGGGATGAAATCAAGAATGATACTGGATTCAAAGAACGTTATAGATACATTGATTGGCCAATGTGGGAGTTTTTAAATAAGCACGACCAATTTTTGCAGATTATGTGCATTTATGATATGGCATCACCAGTATTTTCGTTAGTTACACCTTTATTAATATTAATTATACCATTTTTCGTATTGAAAGCCAAAGGACTCAAGGTTTGTTGGTCGCAATATGTAGATATTCTTAAAACCGTAATGGCAAATCAACCGATTGGACGTCTTTTCACAGAGTTTAATAGTGTGAAAATGGATCAAAAGATGTATTTATTGTTTTCAGCCGCATTTTATATTTTCACTATTTATCAAAATATTTTATCGTGTTTAAGGTTTCATAAAAATATGAAGAAAATGCACATTATTATGAATGATTTGAAAAAATATTTGAAACATTCAAGAGAATCTATGGACAATTTTTTGAAATACTCGTCTTCTCTCAACAGTTATCAAGAGTTCAATGAAAATATGAGGAATCATATGAAAACAATGTCTAATTTGGAGAAGAAATTAAGTCAAATTACTCCTTGGAAAATATCTTTGAATAAGATTGGTGAATTTGGTATTGTACAAAGATACTTTTACGAGATTTATAGTGATCAAGATTATTATGAAGCAATTATGTATTCTTTTGGATTCAATGGTTATATTGATAACTTAAATGGGCTCATTCAAAATATCAAGGATAAGAAAATTAATTTTGCAAAGTTTACAGAAAATAATAATGGAAATAAAGGTAACAAATTTAAGAAGAGTTATTACCCCACACTTATTGATAAAAATCCAATAACAAATAATTATAAATTCAAGAAGAATATGATCATTACTGGACCAAACGCATCTGGGAAGACAACAGTTCTTAAATCTGCACTTATCAATATTTTTATAACACAACAAATGGGTTGTGGATTTTATAAGAGAGCTAAACTTCACCCATACAAATATATTCATTGTTATTTAAATATTCCGGACACTTCAGGGAGGGATAGTTTGTTTCAGGCCGAGGCGCGAAGATGTAAGGACATCATAGACATTATTGATGAAAACAAGGATTCTACACACTTTTGTGCATTTGATGAACTTTATTCTGGTACAAATCCGGATGAAGCTGTCATAAGTGCAATGGCATTTATGGAATATTTAATTAAAAATGAGAATGTGAGTTGTATATTGACAACGCATTTTATTCAATTATGCAATTATTTAGATAAAAACCCTGGCATTGTAAATTATAATATGAAAACAAAGTATTCAGAAAATAGTAAGGATTTTAAGTATTTATATAAACTTGGAAAAGGTATATCTCTTGTTCGCGGAGGTATCAAAGTATTAAGTGATATGAATTATCCGAAAGAGATTCTGGAAAATACAAAATTTTTTGATAAAAAAGAAGAATAATAACTAATAATTCGTTTAACATATAAATAAATTAATATCTTCTTTTTGTAATAATATGTCAATAGGAGATTATTTAAGTGTCCCTTTTTTGATTACTTTAGGAATTACATTATTACTTGTTGGTATTGTAGGATTATTTTTTACTCAAAGGCTCCAAGAACAAAACCACAAGATCAACTCTATGGTTGGATTAGTAAGTACTATGGCAGAAGAAGTAAACTATCTTAGAGGTAGATTGATTCAAATTGGTGGAATGACTGCATCTACAGTTGATTCAGGTGTGCAAAATTATTCTCTTTTTGAATCAGATCCAAATAAGTTGATTGAGGTGTCTGATGGCGAAGAAGATGAAGACGAAGATGACGAAGGCGAAAACAGTTCTGAATCTGATGACAATGATTCTGAATCTGATTCAGATGACGATGATTCCGAAACAAATGGAGATGTAGATGCAGATAACTCAGCAAATATTAAGGTGATTAACATTCACGAAAGTAGTCTACCTGAAACATTTGCTTCTGAAACATTTGCAGAGGAGTTAAATGACATTGAAAGTGATAGCGAATCAGATGACTCAAAATCTGAATCAAGTGAGTCAATTAATCTGGTTGAAATAGATAGCAGTAATGATCTAGAAACGCTCAATATTTCTTTAGGAAATTCAGATGATAAACATATAAATGTTGATTTGAGTATAACCGATTACAAGAAGTTGTCATTAAATAAATTAAGAAGTCTTGTTCAAGAAAAGGGATTATCTGATGATGTAAATAAGTTGAAGAAACCCGAATTAATCAAACTGTTAGGTTCTGCTTAAGGCGTAAGCAAAGGGCGTAAGCAAAGGGCGTAAGCAAATGCAAAGCCATAATGAAGAATAAATGTTTATCTTTTTCTCTATATTGTATATATAATGGCTAACTGGGGCACTTGTTATTCTGGATCAAATAATATTCATTTTGATTTTCCACCAATTATGCAAGATGGAAGGACTTACTCATCTTGGCAACCGGAAGCAGTGATCAATCAACGTATTCAAAGGCAAGAGAACATTCATTCTAACTGGGAATATCGTCAATATTTGACAAACAATGCACTTCAAGCGATGAAATACAATTCAATGGAGGCTTGTTATAATTTAGGGTTACCTTGTCATAGTCAAACCAACAAGACGCCTTCTTCTAATGTTCCTTTTCAATTCAAATCCACTTTTGATAATTCAGAACCTGGGTTTGGATACAATAACAGTGACTTGAAGCGACTTTATTTGACTAGTGAGCAATTGAACGCGCGTTTAATATCACCTTCTGTTCCTATACCACCTCAATACAAGTAAGTGTAATATTAATTTGAGGATAAACTAATTTGTCACATATCTTATATCCTATTATATAAGAGATGTATCATTTTATACTTGGCA